AGCAGCCCCGCACCTGGCCAGACGTAGAGCCCGTTCTCGGTGGTGTCGGTCTGCCTGGGCAGCATCACGAGGTTGTCGGCGACCAGGGTCTCGCCGTCCCACACAGCGGCGCCGGCTGCGGGAGCGCTGGAAATGTCCACGTCGCCCTGCGCTGCTACGCGGGCGACGAGGGCTACGCGGGCGGCGGTGGTTGGCTGCCTGCGGGGCATCACGCACCCCCGAGGGCCATGATCACCGTGCAGACCTTGCTGGCGCCCTGCTGCGCTCGGACGAACACCGAGGTGATCTGGTTGAGGCCTGCCCACTCAGTGCGCGGCGGCGGGTTGATCGGAAGGACGTAGGATCCGCCCGCGGCCAGCTCGGTGTAGTGGCCCCCGAGGGCGCCGCCGTGCGTCGGGGTGACAATCGTGCCGCCCCCCGCGCTGCCGGCGAACCCGATGTAGACGTCGTCGGTGGCGTGGAACTCCACCCGAGTGGTCCAGGGCGGTAGCTGAAGTTCCTGCCACGTCTCGCCCAGTTCATCGAGGCGGTCGATCAGGGGCGCGGTGTTGGCGCTGGTGTGGTCGTGCGCTGCCATGTCAGGTATCCTCGATGGTCAATAGTTCGAGAATGCAGACCCCGGCGGCGTAGTCTGCATCGACAGCGGCCACCATGCACGGCTGCTGCTCGTACCCACGGAGCGTGTTGCTGGTCCGCCCCTGTGCAGGGAGGGTCACGTCGACGATGTCGCCAGAGCACATCTGAGCCCAGTCCAGCCGCAGCGGGAGCGTCAGGCGCTCGGGGACTCTGAAGGCCCAGGGGCTCATGCGATCGATGGCGTCTTGGCGCATTGATGGCCCGGCGGTGGTGTCGTAGATCCGGTCGCTGAGGTCGAGCGGCGTGGACGCGATCGACATCGGTAGCGAGTCCGCCAGCGTGTTCCGCGATGCCGTCAGGCCCTTGCTGGCCCCTGTCGCGTGGCCAAGCCGTGTCGCGGCGTCGTTGCGAGCGTACTCCGCGGGCACCGACGGATCCCAGTCCACCAGCGACCACGGGCCCATCAGGTCAGCCTCGGTGATCGTCCTCCCCGAATGCACCAAAGGGCTGAACGGGTCCTGTGCGTAGCGCGCGGTAAGCTGCCCCTGTCGCAGCACCGGCCATATGCCGGCCTTGCTCAGGAGCGTTGTGAGCCACGACCACCCGTTGCTCTGGGACTCCTCCTCGAGAACCTCCCACGAGTAGGCGCCAGCCGCCGCCTGTAGAGCCAGCTCCCACACCTCGATGTTGCTGGTATCTACCAGCTCCTGCGGAAGGCGGATGCTCCATGGGTCTGGCAGTAGATCCCAGACCGAGCCGCCCCCGTTGCCGCTCACCAGCAGCTTGCGGAGGATGTCAAGCGGGTGGCCGTACAGGTAGGCGACGCTGGAGACGCTGTCGCCGATGACCGCCGCCGTCTGTGCGGTGTTGAAGACGTCGGAACCCGACGGGTTGAGCTGCAGGTCGGAGCCCGAGACGCCATCCCATTTCAGGTAGAAAGGCTCACCCGTCGTCGGGGTCACCTTCACGACCCCGACGCCGCTGTTCTGGCGGTAGAAGTTGGCGATCCCCGAGACCGTGATGACAGCGTCGCCCGGTGTGTAGTTCGCCGTCAGCGCGCCCCCGCCGCCCGCGGAGTGGAACAGTTCCACCTCGGTGTAGGTGTCGGGGATGCGTGTCTGCAGCATCGCTCCGGCGTCGCTGAACGTCGCCATGTGCTGCACGCCGCGTTCCAGGCCTGTGCTCGTGCAGGCCTGGAACCGCCCAACCGCGATGCATTGAAACTTGGACACGTCCCAGCCGACGAAGCCCATTTCGAGTGAGCAGATCGCGCCGCGGGGGCAGTGCTTCCGGAACGTGCTGATGTCGCCCACCAGCTCGACAGCCCACTGTCCGATGCTCACCCGCCAGGTGATCGGCCCGACGCGGGTGCCCTGGACCCGGATCCGCTGACCGATGAGCAACAGGGCGCTGCCACTGGCTGACGGCGGCGCGTAGCCCGGCGCGCTGGCGATCGTGAGCGCCCGGCCCGGCGGGGTGCTGCCCAGCCGGAACCCGGTGGAGCCGTACCCACCGTGCACGAGCAGGCGGTACACCGGGTTCCGTGACTGCATCGCGAGTGCGGTGGTGAACTGGGCAGACCACGCCATCAGAAGCGCCGCTGGTAGTACTCGGTGGCGCCGAGTTGCCCATGCACATTCTCGACATGGCTGACCGATTTGATGGCGGACTGCGCCTGGGGGCCCGGGAAAGCCTGACCCGACGCCGCGGCGATGGTTTCCCAGTCCTCGATCAGCGTCACGTCCAGGGTGTGGTTGAGCCGTCGGTGGGAGATGACGATCGGCGCCTGAGCCAGCCCGGCCACCTGCTGCTCAGGGAGCTTGAGCGCCGGGAAGAAGTCGAGCCAGCGCACCAGAACCGGCGACTGCTCCATGGTGTAGACCGCGCCCTCACCGAGGGTGATCTGGGCGCCGCTCAGGCCCCAGCTCGACAGCGTGTGCTCCTCGTACAGGCCCTCCGGATGAGCGCTGTGGATGGCGATGTCAGCGGTCGTGGGCGGGTTCGCCGAGGCCCAGGCCGACCAGGCGTTGCCGGCGGGTATGGATAGCGTCGTCGCGCCGCGCGCCACCGGGGTGGCCGCTGTGTCAATGAAGCCGCCCCAGGCCCGCGCGGTGTCGCGGGTGAAGCCCACCCAGCCGCCCCGCTCCAGGTGGGCGCTCATGTTCCGGAGCTTGCGCACCAGGGCGTCGTCTGTGAACCGGTCCACCGTGATGCGGACCATGAGGCGCATTCCACCCGCGTCGCGGTACAACCCACCGGCTCGGCTGACAGCGTCGGAGACAACCCGGACCTGCCCCACGATGAGGTTCGACAGGCGCAGGATCCCCAGGTCGATCACCTCCAGGGTGCCGTGGGCGTCTGGGTAGTAGTAGAAGGCTGGGTTGCCCATCAGCCCGCCCCGGTGTTGAAGACGGGGCGAGGCATGGCGTGGCCGAAAGCTCCCTGGCGGCGTTGGAGCTTCTGCTCGATGCGGTCGATCGCTGTGCCGTCGAAGTACTCGGAGTGCAGGTGAATGTCTCCGCCGCTGCCGAGCCCGTTCCCCGAGGCTGCAGCCACCGACTGCGCCATCTGCATGCGCCGCAGGGAGGAAATCGCCGGGTCGTTGAAGTGTGCGGCGCGGGCGTTGGCAAGGCTGAACTGGAGGCCCCGCACCGTCCGTGCTGAGCTGGTGCCCGAGCCGCCACTGAGTCCCTCACGGAAAGCGTCCTGGTTCTCCTCTGCGGTCCCGCCGCCGAGTACGGCTGTGGAATACTGGTCCTGCTCTGCCTCCACCTGCGCATCGGTGGACGAGCCAGACGGCCCCTTGGGGTCCCGGCCAAGCCACTGATTGAGGAGGTCGCCGATCATCCCCGCGAACGCCTCGATGAGCGCTGGAATCACCTTGAGCGTGGCCTCGGGCAGCCCCTGGTGAGAGAAGATCACCGCCTCCTTCAGGATCTCAGGGAGCGCCTCGATGATGGCGACCGGAACCCGGGTGGCTGTCGTTTCGATGATGCGGCCCAGGTCCTCCGACAGGAAGTCGGGCAGGGCTTTGACCCCGTCTACCAGAGCCTTGTCTGACGCCAGGATGTTCGCGGTGATCTGTGATGTGCCGTCCTCCGTCTTCTGGCTCAGCATGTCCAACGCACCGAGCATGGCGGCGACGAGCTGACCCCACGGGCCGGTAGCCGCCGCGGTGCTTTGCGCCGCTCCGAGAGGGTCGCTCCCCGCGCTGGTCCCAAAGTTGACAGCCCCGGCCGCTGTGGATACCGCCCCTTCACCGATGGTGATCCCCTGACTCTGTGCCCACGAGACTAACCGGCGCACCTCCTCAACGGCGTCGGTGACGTCAGCGGTGATGTCGACCTCCACTGTGGACGCCGCGTCCAGCACCTCCAGTGCTCGGGTGTACTCCTCGGCAGAGAGGGCGCCCTGCCGGAACGCCGCCTCGACCTCCATCTGCATCAGGCGTAGCTTCTCGGACTTCGTCACGCCCAGACCGAGCGAGTCCGCCATGCGGTCCAGCTCCTCGCGGAGCTTGGAATATGGGTCCTTCAACTGGCGCGCCTCACCGCCGAGCAAACCCATCTCGTCTGCGGCGCCCTGCAGGCGTGATGCGAGGTCGTCGACGGTCTCAGCCACCGCAGATATCGCGGTGGTCGTCACCCGAGACGCGCCGGCTATGTCCAGCAGATCCTGCCGGTACGCATCTCGCTGCGCCCCCGTCGTCTCAATTTCCTGCCCCAGGTTTCCCTGTCGCCGCTGGAGATTCTCAAGTTCCTTATTGAGAGCGGTGAGCGCCCGCCTCTGTTGAGCGATCTCGCCGCTCTGGTTCGCCCCAGTGATAGCCTGGTTCAAGCTCCCTACCGCATCAGCATTCTCGCGCATAGCGGCCGCTGAAGTGTGATTCGCGCGGGCCTGGCGCTGCAACGCATCGACGGTCTGCCCGCGCGTTGCAATCTCTTTTTCCTTCTTCGCAATAAGATTGGATAGCTCGTCTCCTTCTTTTCGGAGGGCATCAAACTGATCCTCAAAGGCGCGCGTTGCTCGGCGGCTTGCAGACTCAGCGTCGAACTCAGCCTGGGTCAGCTCCCCCCGGGCGCGTGCCGCCTCCAGCTCGGTGTCGGCCAGCATGGCGTGGACTTGCATCATCTTCGACGCCTGTTCTGCCGCCCTGCGCTGGGCCTCTGCCGCATCGTCGATCTTTTTCTTGAGCAGGGCGTAGGTGCCGGCGAGCGCCCCGACGGCGACAGCCACCGGTCCCAGTACACGAGCTACCTGGGCGCCACTGCGCAGGATTGCCTCTGTCGCCGCGAACACGTCGCCCAGCGCTGTCGCCGCTGCGCCGGCCTCCGGACTCAGCGCCCCCAGCGCACCACCCAGCCCGAGTACTATGCTGTCTGCGTCGCCAGCCTTGTCCCCCAGATCCTTTGTCTGATCGGCCACCTTCTTGACGCTGTCGCCCGCCTTCTTTGCTGGGCCTGGTGTTCGCTTGAGCGCCCTCTCAAGCGTTTCCGCCATGCGATCAGACGCCGCGGTCGCCCGCTTCGCCTCAATAGCGATACGCTCCAGCGCCCCCTCCAGCTTCTTGAGTTCCAGCTCCTTCCGGGCCAGTTCCTCGGCCGCACGGGAGGTCTTGGACAGCACCGGGGAGGCGCTATCCTTGAGCTCCAGGACCATGCGGACGACGTCAGACATTAAGACCTCGACATCAGGGCTGCGATGAGGGAGGCGACGGTGCCGCCGATGCCGCCGCCACGACCAGCCTGTTCGACCATCGAGCCGCGGTGTTCACGGCCGGTGAGCCAGCAGCGGATGTTCAGAGCGAGATCGAACGGGCTCATGTCGAGCAGCGCGGAAGGGGGAAGGGAGTAGGCGCGGCCGAGGCTATCCATCATCAGGAGTTGATCCGGGCCGAAATGAGGCCAGCGCCTCGGCCAGCCCCTCCTCGGAGCCAGAGTGCTCCTGAATCTCGGTGGCGAGTCTCGCGCGCCAGGGCTCGGGTAGGTCGCAGATGTTGAGCACCGCGCCATCCTCAGACGAGTCCTTGTCCCGTGACACCTCCACCGGCTCCCACTCCTCGCCGGCCTGCGGGTCGCGGCCGGCGACCACCCCAGCGCACACGAGGGCGTCCTGCGCGTTCGCGCGGCGGACCCTGGCGGTGTCCGGGAGGCTGCCGAGTCGCTGCAGCAGCTCCGCGGCCTTGCCCTGGAAGTCGGGCGTCTGACCGCTCTTGGCGGCGCCCATCATCTCGGTGAAGTCCTCGACGGTGAGCAAGGCGAGCAGGTGTCCGTGGCCGTTCACCGCGAGGTCACGCGAGCGTACGCGGCGGATCCGCCACTCCATCGGGCCGGTCTCGACCACCTTGTACGCCTTCTCGGCGAGAGCTCGGAGGGCACCGGCCATCAGTTCGCGGTCCCGCTGGAGGTCTCATTGACCACGGCGATCTTGAGGCCCAGGTCGGTGCCGTCGCTCTGGCACATCCACCGCAGGCGCTGGCGGATGATGCCGGCGCCGCCGACGGGGTCGGATGCCTCGTTCAGATAGGCGTTGTGCCCGGTGAAGGTCATCGTGCGGGTGCCGCTGGTGAAGGTGATCGCGACGTCGCCCTCGGTGCCGGCGAGCTGCGCGGCGAGCAGGGTGTCGTTCTGGTTGCTGACAGCCTCCACCGTGGCCTCGATGGAGATCGTGGAGTACCCGCCGCGGTTCGGCTCCTGGGTGTTCAGCGACCCCAGCTTCGGGCGCCGCTCCAGGTTGTTGTTCAGGACGACACGGAAGCTGATCAGGTCGTAGCTGTTGCCGTCGAAGCTGAGCTGACCGGCGTGCGAGTGCAGCACCACGGTCTCGGTAGCGCCCACCGCCGGGGAGCCGGCGGCGCCGCGTGCTGCGGACGCCTCGGCCACCAGGTCCAGATCGAGGAACATCACCTGGCCGGTCTCGATACCGAACGTGGCGGTGTTGATCTGGATGCCCTCGAAGGTCTCCGAGTTGGTGGAGTTCCCCCGGATCAGCTCCATGGTCAGCGACGGGAGCGCGTTGGCGAGCGTGTAGTCGTGGGTGTAGGTCGGCCCACCGCCACCGCCATCCGACAGCGAGCCGAGTGCTGCCTTGAGCAGCAGGCCGATGTTGTCGTAGGTGATGACCAGCCGCAGCGCGCCGCCGCTCTCGCTGGAAACGTCGTGCTTCCGGCGGGAGACGGTGCCCCCGTCGTACAGGTCAGGCACAGCCTGTCGCTGTACGCGGGTCTGGAGGGAGCCCGACACCAGCGGCCGCCAATTGCTGCTGCCGTCGATGGTCTCCGCGGTGCCGTAGGTGGCCTCGGCTTCGAAGCCGATGTAGGTGCCGCGTCCGGTTGCAGAAATGGCCATGTTCGCCTCGCTCAGTCAGCAGGGGTCCGAACCTTGATCAGGTGTCGGGGTTCGTGTTGCTGCCCGAGCGACGTTCGGATCGTCGTCTCGAGCGTGTAGTTCTCGCCCGCGGTGCCGGCGGCGATCTGGGCGCGCAGGTAGCGCCGGCCGCCGTGCTCGATGATGCGGGTCTTCGTCTCGTCGTACATGCCGGGCTGGTCGACAGCGCCGTCGGTGACCTTCACCTGCGCCCACTGCAGCTCCTCGTACAGGAAGCTGCCGTTGCCCTTCGTGGACCGACCGGCCAGGATGCCGTCGAGCGCGATGTAGACGAAGATCGTCTCGTTGGCGGTCTTGTGGATGTTCTGCGACGGCGACGTGGTCCCCGGGGCTTCGCGCCGCGCATCGACGACGGTGCCGATGGGTACACCCAGCTCGATGGTGCCCAGCTTCGGCGACAGGATCGTCGGGCTCGTCGCGGCGTCCGAGGCTCCCACTCGGCCCCAGTAGATGAACGCCTGGCAGGTCGCGTCCGAGGAGCCCGGCGCCCAAGCGTCGATCTCGAAGACGGCGGACTTGTTCGGGTGGTCCCAGGTCGTGCGCTTGAAGGTGAGCGCGGTGACACCGTCGGCGGCGACCAGGCGCACGTCGAACCCTGTCGAGAGGACGGTGTCCCAGAACTCGTCCCAGGTGTCCGGGATCGTCACGGATGCGTCGATGGGCGTCGCGCCTCCGGTGTTGTCCACCGCGATGGGTGCGCGGAAGTTCCAGGTGGAGTCGAGCCAGCTCATGCCGCCCTCACTTCCTGGTAGTGGCAGGTCACCGTTCCCAGGACAGCGCCGAAGCCGGCGGGGAGCTGCAGGGCGGCGCCACTCAGGACGTCGTAGTCGAAGCTGAGCCCGTGCAGCAGGCTCCCCAGCTTCGTGGCGACGCCCATCGACGTCTCCAGGGCGAGTTCGATGTCGTCAGCCAGGTCGCAGGCGCGCAGGAGAGCCTCGCCGCCGGGCGCCGTCGTCGCCTTCACCAGTCCGGTGATCTGCACCGTCAGGGTCCGACCATAGCTGTTGAGCTGCACCTGCCCGGGTGTCTCGTTGGAGGGCCGGCCGATCGGGGTGATCAGGACGTGCGCCTCGGCGCCGCTCGGCGGCATCAGGCTTTCGCCGATGTCCACCCGCGGTGTGCTGCTCACGGTCCGGAGGTCGAAGTCGTAGCTGGCGCCACCGTCCACGCGGTCGCGCAGTTCGTCGCGGATCATCTCCAGGATGTCGCGCAGCCTGCTACCCACCAGCCACCTCCGTCTGCAGCACGTCGCGCAGCTCAGCGGGGAGGCGCTGGGTGGCGGACCGCAGCCCGTCGCGCAGGTAGTGCTTGCCCGTGATGGTCACCTGCTCCTTGAGGATGTAGTACAGCTCCCCGGTCTCCTTGTGGACCAGCCGGGGCTTGCCGCGGGGGATGAACTGCAGGTCTGGGACGTGGCGGGCGCTGGGGTAGCGCTGGACGCCTGCGGCCGTGGACAGGGCATCATGGACCGGGATGGCGAGGTAGCGGCCCCGCTTCGGCCGGATGGTGCCGCCCTCCTCCTGGATCCCCGCATAGGCCACGTCAGCGCCCCCGGTGCGCCCACCGGCAGACAGCACCACGGCCAGGCCGCCAGGGCGCGGCTCGACCTTCCCCGCGATGCTGTTCCGCAAGCGCCCCGAGCGAACCCGGAGGCGCTGGGTGGCATTGATCTTGGCGCCCGCTTCGGCGCGCAGGGCGGTCTTGATGGCGACGCGCCGCAACGCGAGTGCCAGGCGACCAGCGCCGAGAGCGCGCAGGCGGACAGAGAGCTGATGGACGGTATCAGGCACAGCAGCCACCCATCAGGACGAAGGGCTGCAGGGCCTCGCGCACGCTGGGCAGGAGCGACAGGGCGCGGAGCTGTACCGAGGTGCCGCGCTGCGATGTTGACCGCACGCCGACGGTGCCCCGGTTCTTCCACCAGCCCGCCACCTGCAGTCCGCAGGCGTGCTTAATGGCGGCCGGGATCGAGGTCCAGCCGGCGACGATCACCGCCTTGTTCGCCCGCGGCCCGGTGGCCCAGGCGCTGCTTGCTGCGCTGGTCAGCTCGACCAGGCCTTCAGCGCCGAACAGCGTGTAGTCACCGGAGTCTACCAGAGCATCGGTGCCGTAGTCTCGGATCGCGTCGGCGTGGATGCTGGTGATGGAGACGACCGGGTAGACACCCAGGTCGAGGATGCGCGGGTCCTGGGAGTCAGGACCGTCGATATACAGGGTGTATGTCGAGTCCTCGAGTGTCCTCGAGGCGCCGACCACTCCACCCGGCGCATCCGGGAACCGCAGGTGCTCGGCCGCCAGCGCATCGAACCGCGCGATCAGCGTGTCGAGGGTCGTGTCTTCGGCATCCCCCGCCAGGGCAGGCAGGTACACCTGGACCTCGTCGGCAGTCATCAGAGCCATATGACCACCTCCGGAGCTGGGCGTAGAGCGCGCGGTGCGCGTACGGAGCAGAGGGCGCTGTAGCTATGGCTGTCGGCCATGAGCGCCCCTCCCCCATCACGCCGCCCGGTAGCGCTCGAGCTTGAGCTCACAGGAGCCCGAGACGACCACGCCAGATCCGGCTTTGGTGGCCTTGAAGACGACGTAGTCGCCGCTCTGGATCTCCAGGCTCCCCGACAGGGCCAGGGTGATCTCGGTACCCTCGGTGAGGTCGCCGGTGTCGCCGGTGGTGGTCTGCTCGGAGGCCACCTCGGTGCCCGCGATCTCCAGGGAGAGATCAACGTAGTTGGAGTCGTGCGCGGTGAGGTCCACGGTCGGGCAGAACGTGGCAGAGGAGATCATCGCGGAGTCGTCGCGGCTCCATGTGAGCCCGCTCTTGACGCTCGTGGCGGCGATGGCCTCGGGCAGTTGTAGGGACCTGGTCTCGATGCTCATGGTGACAGCCTCAGAGGTTGTAGCCGTGGACCACGTTCACCGTGGTGGCGGGGTCCAGCGTCCAGAATATCTCCCGACGAGACGCCACGAGGTTGTGGATGCCGCGGGTGATGTCCTTGTCGGCTTCAGCCATGAATCCGCGCCGGACGCCGTACTCGAACTGGTTCCGGTTGAACGTCAGGGTCTGACCCTGGGTGGTCGTCGCGTTGTCAAAGATACCGGTCGCGTTCGTGTCGCTGGTCAGCAGGAACGGGGTCACCACCCGGAGGCCGGCGACGCGCGCGACCTCGCCGGTCACCACGGCCGCGTTCGGGCCGTACTTGTCGACCGTGGCCACCTGGTCGATGTTGAGCAGGTCGCTGATGTACTCATCCCACGAGATGGCCAGGATGAGATCGCCGTCCATCCCCTGGGCGGGCGCGAGCATCCCGCGCATCTGGAGGATCTTCGCGTAGGTGAGCGAGTCGCTCAGGTCGAGCTGTGCGGTGGCGCCGATGTCCATGGCGCGGTGCCGGAGGCCGATCCAGGCGCGGCGGCAGTCCACCCCAGAGCCCAGCCCGCCGGAGGCCAGTACCCCCCGGGGGTTCCAACTGGTGATACCGGTATCCCCGTGGGTCGCCGCAGTGTCGCCGTTGATAGTCGCGTTCTCACGAGCGATCGCCATGGCTCCAGCGGCCCGAGCTATCACCGTCGCCTTGGAGTCGATGAGGGAGTCCTCGTCGGCGTCCGAGTCGATGACGGTGCGGGTGCCGTACCTCACCGCGGTGCGTGACCGGTCGGAGGTGCTCATCTGGGATGAGCGGAACTGATCCGGGTCGTCGTTGAGCGCCTCTCCCATGATGTACGCCGTCAATCCGCCCGCCTGGAGCAGGGGGTTCACCACGGTCTTCGAAGACATCCCGGCAGAGCGGAAGAGGTTGGTGAAGCCGCGCGACAGCTTTAGCTCCAGCGCGACGATCAGCTCCGGCAGCCGCACCTCTGTGGGGATGAACTCCCCACCGGAGCCGTCCACCGAGTTGAAGATGCGCTGCTTGATGCCGTCCGGTGCCGCCTTGAGCAGCCGGTTGAGCCGGGCCACCGACCTGGGAGCCAGCGCGCGGACGATGCGGGGGTCGCGGACGTCGCGGGGGTCGCGGCTGCGAACCAGGGCGACGAACGCGCAGTCGGAGGCCGCGCCCTTCACCGCGGAGTGCCAGGCGCCATGATCGGTGGTGTCATCCAGCAGGCCAGACTCCCACCCGCCGCCGTCCTGGGCGCGCACCTCGCCGCTGTACATCCGCACGGTGGGCGTACCGTCGGCAGCCTTCGTGCTGTACATGCCGACCATCTCTGACTCGGAGCCGCTGGGCGCGCGGCCGGTCAGAGCGTTGCTTTCGCGGATGGCGCGAAGCTCTTCAGCAGAGCGCTCAGCGAGCTTCTTGAGCTCTGCCTTGCTGTCGCCCAGCTCCTTGATGCGCTGCCGCGCGTCGTTGATCTCGGCGATGGCCTTGTTTACCTTATCCTGCATCTGCGCCTGGGTGTCCCCGGCAACGATGGGCTGGATCTGATCTTCGTCCATGGCCTTCACCTCATACGGGTCTCACGACTCACAGTAGAGGCATACACGATTGACAGAATGTCGTCAACAGGCTTCAGTGACGACAGAGTGTCACCAGAGCCAGGCGCGCTCCTCCTCCGGAGCCTGCAGCCAGCTCATGTCGAGGGGCGGCACGGGGGGCGCGGAGTGCCGGACACCCAGCATCGAGCGGCCGATCGCCACCGCTTCACCGTTGCCGGGCACCGTCACCGCGGATGCTTCCAGCAGGACGAGGTCATCGAAGATCGTGCCGCGCTTGCTGAACAGCGGATCATCCTCGTCCAGCGAGTAGCGCCGGGTGTACTTGCCTGGCAGGAAGCCGACCGAGACCGCCCCCAGGAAGCCGCGGCGGTATTGGCTCGCCACCTTCTGTGCGAATTCGTGCTCGGGGTCGTCATCAAAGATGAGGGTTCCTTTGAGAGAGCGACTCTCGCCGGCCCCGCTGACCGCCACGTCCGTCCACTTCCCCACCGGTAGGCCCCAGTAGTTGTGCATCCAGGGGCAGACTGGCGCCTTCATGAAGTTCGTGACATCCCAGTTTTGGAGCAGGATGTCCTTGTAGCGGTCGGAACTGGCTGTGCTCATCACGAACCGCATCCCGCCTTCGGCCTGCTCACCATCAGCGGCTCGCGTCATGGCGGCCTGGTACCCCAGCGCCTGTGGCGCGATGCCTGCGGCGCGGGCGATGGCGTCGAGCACGTCAGCGTCGCCAGTGGTAGGGAGGTGCTCCCCTTCCAGCAGCGCACGAACGGCCCCAGCGTCAGCGCCGGACTCTGCCTGTAGGCGCTCGACCTCGCGGTCCTGGCCGATGTCGGCATGGCGAACCAGCGCGAGCAGGGTGTCACCCGGGGTCCCGATGAGCTGTGCGTACATGACTCTCTCCTCAGTCCACAACCGGCAGCACGGTGCACCGGCAGTTGATGTCCTCGCTGGGGATACCGAACCCCCCGGGGTGGGTGGCCTTGCGACCAGACGGTGAGACGAACCGCTCACCGACGGCGACCTCCTGACCGTCCATCTCCCGATGGCTCTCACGAACCGCAGCGTCGCGGGCCGACAACCACTGGCGCTTGACGATGATCCCCTCTTCGGCGGCGGCCTGCAGCGCAAAGTCGGTACCGCCGGACACCGCGCGGGTCGTCTCGGTGCGGGCGATCATGAGGGCTCGCGATGGGCCGAATGCTGGGGACTCCATCAGCCCCTCCTGAATCTCGGCGATCGTGGCCCCGTTCTCCAAGCCGTCAGTGACGATGCGGCGCACCTGGGCGCGCGTGGTCTGCCCGACGCGGGTGACGAGCTCGCCTACCTGTTGGTCGAGCGGCGACAGCGTGGGGCTCCACTTCGACGCGGCCCCCACCTCACGGATCGCCCACCGGAAGGCTCGAGCCATCGCGCGGCCGATGCTGGGCGACGACGCGCTACCCATGGCTGCGTCCTCGAACACCGTGGCGAACAGCTCGGACCACTCCATCAAAGACAGGTTCCGGCGGATCGCCTTACCCTCGCCTCCATCCAAGATGCGCTCGAGCCGATCGGCGTACCGCTGGCGGGCGTCGCGCAGGTAGCGCCGACAGGCGATCGCCAGCTTCAGCTCCGACGGGGCGTGCTTCGTCCTGATGAACGCGCGCCACAGCGCGGCGCGCCCCCGCTCGGTAGTCGGCAGTGCCCGCACCAACAGGCTCGACTTGCGGCCGACAGCCAGCATCACGCCCCCGGTGCGAGCCAGCCCATGTCGGCCACCGGCTCGCGCTTGCCACCTTCGACCAGCCGCAGCCCGCGCTCCTGCCACCCGCCGTCCAGCGCAGCGATCAGCTCATGCCGCATGGTGTCGTCCAGGGGCTCACCGCTGCGGAGGATGTCCAGCGCCAGGCCGCGCGCGGCGTCCTGCTTCTCGTCCACGTCGTCGCGGACCTTGTCGGCGAGCTCATCGAAGCCCTCAGCGCGGTAGGCGTCGGCGGCGCTCAAGCCGTTGAAGGTGTGGAGCTGCACGCGCTGGAGGCGCTCAGACCGCTGCGCCTGGAGCGCCTCGACGCCGGAGAAGTCGAAGTAGACCACCGCCGACGGATCCCAGCGGCGCGCCAGGCGGGTCAGCTCCCCAGCGATCAGCGCGGCCAGCCCCTGTAGGTGCTCCCAGTAGGTCTTCATCTGCTGCGCCTGCGTGGCGTAGTTCGCCGTGGGCAGCCCGACGCGGGAGGGTGGAACGTGGAAGGCGGCCAGGATGGTCTCGCGGGAGAGCTCAGCCTGCTTCGGGGCCTCCATGTCGCGAGGACTCCAGCCCAGGGTCTCGATGTCGAGCAGGGCGTTGAGCACCATGATGCCGCCGTGGCTGTCGCCTGCGGCCTTTTCCACGGCGCGCTTGACCTCCTTGACCTTCTTCGGATTCCAGGTGGTCACCGCCTTGTCCGGCCCGACGGCGGGCTTGACCACCGCAGCGGGTCGCCCGTGGCGCGCAGCTTGAGCCGTGAGCTTCTGGAACGCCAGGTCAGCGGTCAGAGTCTCGTTCAGCGCCCGGATCGCGCCCTGCCCGTACACGCTGCTCGGGTCGTCCTCCCAGCTGGGGCGGCGCGGGCACAGCACGTCATCGTAGCGGTACGGCTGGGGCTCGCCGCCGCCGTGGTTGTAGACGTAGACGTCGGGCTCGCCGGCGGGCGTCGGCTTGATGGTCGTGCGCTGGGGGTGCAGCCGCACCACAGACGCCGGGTCGCCCCGGTGGTCCACCAGCACCAGGCACGGAGCCCAGCCCGTCAGCGACAGGTCGGTGATCCACTGGTGCATGAACACCAGCCCGCTCGTCCGCTCTGACGGGCGCGCCATCAGGTCGAGCACGGGGTGGTTGTCCTGCCGCTCGCCGCCCACCTTCACCCGCAGCGGCAGGCCACCCAGGTCGGTGCACAGCGCCTCGACGCACGCCACCACCCACGGGAAGGCCCCGTAGGCAGACATAGACCGCGCGACGCTGAACGAAGGCGCAGTCCCCATCGGGCCCGTGCTCACGTAGTCCGAGCCTGCGATGTGCTCCTGCGGGTTCTCCACAGGGATCAGCGCACGCAGTAGGGGCGTGGCGCGGACCATGCGGACGAACAGGGACGGGCGGACAGTGAGAGCGGTGCTCATGGCCCGATGATAACGCAGGCCGCTACGAATTGTAGATATCGACCACCCTGAGTCCCACTACACCCCCAATCGCTGCAGCCCGAACACCATGTACCGGAGCGCATCGACCGCGTGGTCATCCTGCTTGATCGGCTTCGGCTTACCGTCCGCCGTCCTCTGCTTCCACCGGTAGTTCCCGATCTCCCTGATGAGCTTCGGGCACGACCGGAACACGTACAGCCTTGGCCGTCCGTCGCCCTGCGCCACCAGCCGTCCGGCCACCGCCTCGATGCCTGGCAGCACGTCCTTGATCGCCATCTGCGTGTGGAGGTCGTAGTCCTGATGCAGCGTTCGCCGGTTTTCCACGTTCTCAGGGTCAGCCCACCGCACCTCGGGCTCTGGCTCTCGCCGGCCCGGCCAGTCTGAGCCCTTGCAGGCGGGGCACTTCTCGGCGCGCTCAGCAGCCCCTTCCCACCAGCTCTCGGCCTTCTCCATCGGCCCGAAGCCGTCGGCGTCCCAGCAGCGCGGGCACGCCTCGGCCTCCATGATGGCCTCCGCGTGCTGCCCGATGAGCCAGCGCGCCCGATAGTGCTCCCGGTAGATGAACAGGCGCCCATCTGGATCCAGCGCGCCCCAGAGCACCGCCGTCGGGTTGGTGTACCCGAAGTCGATCGCCTGGTAGCGGTCCCAGCTCTGCGGGATGTCGAACGGGCTGATGACGTGGATGTCCCGGCGCCAGTCCGGATACACCAGCCCCTCCAGTGCCACGAATTCACCGCGGCTTCGCGCCGCGCGCTGGCGGCTGCCGTACTTCGACAACAGCGCCTCCATGTACTCCCTGGGGATGTGCGGGTTATCGGCGGAGTGCAGGGCGTAGACCACCGAGCCGGACTCGGGCTTGTCTACGAAGCGCTCCCACACCCAGGTCTGCCCCTTGAGTGGGGTCATAGTGAAGAGCGCCCGGCCAGACCGATCCACGAGGCGCATGCGGGCCTCGTCCACCACGGCCTCGTCGTGCTCCTCGTCGGCCCAGAACAGGTCCCAGTTGTCGCCCTGGAAGGCTCGCCGGCCCTGGTCGTTGGACTTGAACAGCAACAGCCCGCCGCCCGGCAGGTGGGCCGACGCCTCACCGTGCCCCTGCTGGTTCTTCCACTTCGTGCCCGGCGGCAGGTACTTCTCCACCTTCTTGCGCTGCACCCGAATGCTGTCGTTGCCGGTCAGCGACGAGCAGCACACGCGGCCGGGCCCATCTGGCAGCTCGCTGATGTCGAGGCGGTTGAGCCTCGCCCATATCTGCACCGCCAGGCTCTGCTTCCCCTCGGCGGACGCCACGGCTATCTGCGCGCCCTCCTCCGTCTTCCCCGAGCGGTTCCCTCCCAGGACGATGCCTATCAGGATGCCTGGTCCGAGCACCGCCTGGGCTGCCCGCCGCTGGCTGGTCTGCGGCGGCTCTCGGTGCCACAGCCGGGCCCTGGTCAGCGGGTGTGCACCGACAGCGAGGGCCGCCTGGCCCCGCAGGCTACTCGGGGGCCTCACCGCGGATCTCCATCTCGAGTCCGAGCAGCTCGGCGGCCACCGGCGCCAGCTCCATGATCTGCTTCGCCCACGCCTCCGGGTCCTCGATGGTCTGCACCGCCTTGATGGTGGCCTCTATGATCCGCTTCTCGCTCCACTCCTCCGGGTAGCGACAGGCCAGGATGTGGGCGTTAGCGCGCCAGTCCTTGTCTCCTGCCTTCCTGATGGCCTTAACCATCGCGACCTTGCCCCTCGCGCGTGCGCGATTGAGCCGGTCGCAGAAGTCGCTATACTCCCCAGACTTCGCCCCCTCACCCCTCTCAATCCACCGGTACAGGGTGGCCCGGTCGATACTCGCTGCGTCTGCGGCGTCGTCCATAGAACAGCCGCTCCCCAGCGCCTCTTCTATGGCGCTGACTGCCTCCTCAGTCAGCTTCGACGGTCGCCCGGTCCTGGCCATCACCCACCCCACCCAAGCCCAGCCCTCACAGCCCGGCTCACATCCCCCGGCCGCGCCTGCCCTGCGCCCCTTGAGATGAACACGTCCACCTCCCCCAGCTCGGTCACCATCACGT